ATGAAGATAAGAAAAAGATTGGTTTTATAAATAATGAGAATTAAAGGAGAATATAATTTTGAGAAAACAAATTATTGGTAAATCTGTTGAAAAATTTGAATGTTGTTGTAAAGTTTGTGAATTAGATATGGAAGATCAAGAAATCGAAGAATCTAAACTAATTAAAGAGTATGTAGATAGGATTTTAAAAACAGATGTTTGTCCTAAAGAAATTTATGATATTTTAATGTCATTATTTTGTATTGGTAAAGATGTAGGATGGACTGATCATAAGGATTTAATGATAGAATTTTTAAGTGATGAGTAGATATTTTCTACTCTATATTGTTTTATGATAAAAAGGGAGTGATTAAAATTAAATGGCAACTAAGAAAAAAAGATATGCTTCATCTATAAAACCACAAATAAAAGTAAAAGAGTTATCTTGTGCTTCGTGTGGCGAAATAAAAAAAATTAAAGATTTTTATGTTAGTTATAATCCTATTCATCAAACAGGAAGAATTCCGTATTGTAAAGATTGTTTAAAAAATATAATATCTGATAAAAAAGGAATTGTAAAATTAGATAAAGTAAAAGAAGCGTTAAAAATAATTGATAAACCATTTATTTATGAAATATGGAAATCATCTATGGAAGATAGAATGGATACTTTTGGTTGCTACATGAAAAATATTCAAATGCCACAATATCGTCAATTAGGATGGAAGGATTCCGTATTAGAACCTCAAATTGAATATGATCTAAATTATGATAGTTTAGATGGAATAAATGAACATATTGCCAAATTAGATAATTTTGAAGTTACAGATAAAATTATGGATAAGTGGGGTTATGGATACTCTAATGAAGAATATTTTTATTTTGAAAAGAAATGGAATAAATTAATAAATAATTATGGTGAAAAAACATCTCTTCATATTGAAGGATTAATAACTTATATAAGATTTAGAGTAAAAGAAGAATTAGCAACTGCTAATGGTCAATTATCAGAAGCAAAAGGTTGGGGTGCATTAGCAAAAGATGCGGCAACTGCTGCAAAAATAAATGTTCAACAATTATCAAAATCTGATATTAGTGGTGGAATAGAATTATTACCACAATTATTTGAAGCAGTTGAATCTGAAGTAGGGATTATACCTATTTTACCACAATTAAAAGAACAACCCTATGATGATGCAGATTTGATTATATGGTGTATAGTTAATTACATTAGAAGATTAGAGGATAAACCAAGAGTAGAATACAAAGATATATGGAATTTTTATGATGAAATGTTGGGCGAACATTATAAACAAAAAGGTTTTTCTAATGAAGAAATTTGTAAAGAAAAAGAAAAAAGAAATAATGTTTTTAGAGATTTAAGTAAAGTTTATAAGGAGCCTTTATATGAAGAAGGTGATTTATAAATGGGATGGTATGAAAAATTTGAAAGTAAAAACAAAAAACATGAAAAAGACAGATATGATATTTATGAACCTGAATTTGAAACACCATTTAAACATTCAGATAAAAATAGCAATATAATTAGTAAATATATTGTTGAATTTACTAAATTTTGTTCTTTAATGAAATTTTATCCTGATATTTTTTGGGATATGTATAAACCGGAAATTGGTGGATTAATATTTGATTTACACCAAAGAGTAATGATAAGATTATTGGCAAGATTTCCTGAAAATTATTTTTGTGCGCCAAGAGGAATTAGTAAAACTCTTATTCATGTAATGAATGATTATCATGTAGCATGTTGTTTTCCAGGTATATATTTTTCAATTACTGCGTCTACAAAAGAACAGTCTCTTAAAATATGGAAAGATAAACATGATGAAATTCTAAAATTTTATCCTTCTTTTGCCGAAAATATTAGATCTGCTCACTTTTCTAAAGATGTTGGTAGAGTAGAATTTGTAAATGGAAGTGTGGTTGATAATCTTGCAAATTCACAACAAAGCAAAGGTTTGAGAAGGCACAGAGGCGGACTTGAAGAGAGTGCATTAATTGATAAGGATACATATGATGATTGTATTGAACCAATTTTTAATATTGGAAGGACTACTGTTGCAGGTTTGATTGATCCAGAAGAATTAAATGGTCAAATCAGCAGGTATTCAACGTCAGGTTATAAAAATAGCGATGAATATGAAAAAATTCTATCTTTAACGAGAGATATGATAGAATTGAACGGAACTTTTGTATTTGGTTCTGATTGGTTTATTCCTGTACATTTTGGAAGACAGAAGAAATCAGTTATTGATAAGGCAAGAAAAAGTAATTTAATACGTTTTAAGCAAAATTATTTGTGTGACTGGGTTGGTGCAAGTGATGGTGCTTTAATTAATATTAGTAAACTAATTAAAGCAAGAACAATTAATTTACCTGAAATTCATTGTCCAAAAGATAAACGTGGAAATTATGAATTATGTGAATATATTATCGGAGTTGATGTTGCAAGGAGTAGTGCAGAAAGCAATAATAAAACTGCTATAGTAGTTTTAAAAATAATAAGAAATCAGGCAGGAATAATTAGACAGGTTCATATTGTAAATATAATTACTCCTCCTAATGGGTTAGTGATATAGCTCATTTAAAACTCGGTGAACCTATAAATATAGGGTGTGGTATTTAATGTAAATACTGCTAACAGTGGAAAGCTAAACTTGTTGTTGTAATAAAATTAGGTGATATAAATTATAAAAAAGAGTAATAAACAATTTTTAAAGGAAGTTTATGAATTGGTTGGAAGTGAATATATTTTTTTAGATGAATATATAAATAATAATACTAAATTGAGAGTTAAGCATATGGTTTGTAATCATGAATATCTTGTTGCTCCTACTAAATTCATTCACGCTGGTAGAAGATGCCCTAATTGTAATGGTGGTATAAAGAAAACCCACGAACAGTTTGTGCAAGATGTTTTTAATTTAGTTGGAGATGAATATCAAGTTTTGGGTAAATACATTAATAGTTCTACTAAAATTTTGATGAAACATAATAATATTTATTGTAATAATTATATATATAGTGTAACTCCAAACGATTTTTTAACTGGTTATAGGTGTCCAAAATGCGGTGGTACTACTAAATTAACAAATGAACAGTTTGTTGATTTAGTTATTGAAAAGTATAATTATGAATATATTCCTTTAGAAAAATATAAAAATCAATCTACAAAAATAAAAATGAAACACAATTTATGTGGTAATATATGGTATGTGAAACCTGGAAATTTTTTATATGCTAATAGTAAATGTCCTTATTGTTGTGGTAAAAATCTTTTTAGAAATACTAATGTATTTAAGCGAGAAATTTATGATTTGCATGGTGATGAATATCAACTATTAAGTGATTTTAAAGATGTAAAATCTAAAGTAAAAATATTACATCATGAATGTAATAATATATTTTATGTTTCTCCTAATCATTTTTTAAATGGTTCTGGTTGTCCTGAATGTAATAAATCTAAAGGTGAGAAAGCAATTAAGTTATATTTAATAAATAATAATATAAAACATGAGGCACAAGTAAAATTTGATAATTTACTTGGGTGTGGTTATGGCAAATTATCTTATGATTTTTATTTATCAGATTATAATTTATTAATTGAATATCAAGGAGAACAACACGAAAAATATATTGAAGGATTTCATAAATCAAAAAGAGATTTTTATATACAACAAGAACACGATAGACGTAAACGTGAATACGCAAAAAATAACAATATAAAATTTTTAGAAATTTGGTATTGGGATTTTAAAAATATAGAAAAAATATTAAAACAACAACAAGTATGCTAATACTGTGCCAAACTTAAAAGGAAACTTTTTTGAGGGTGCAACGACTAGGATATACTTCCTAAGTTTTTATTAAAATATGGAAATGAAATCCGTAGGGTTGTGGTGAAATTCCATAATCCGAAGTGCCGAGATACTTAATTATTAGGTATAAGATATAGTCTATTCCGTAAACAAATATTGCGAAAGCAACGGTATAAAAGTAAATTTTGAAGAACAAGCCATTATTGTAAAAAGAGTTTTTTATAAATATGGTGGAAATTTAGATATACCAAAATCAAGAGTAAAAGCTATAGTAGTTGATGGCAACAACATTGGGCAGGGATTAGTTGAAAAGTTACTTGAAGATGAAACAGATGATGAAACTAATGAAGAACTTGGTTGTTTTTCAACAATTAATACGGATGATAAACCAAAAGTTCATGATGCTCCTCCTTTTGTGTACGTTTTAAAATCGCAAGGGATTAATGGTGATATTATTAGGGAATTTATAAATTATGTTGAATCAAATAAATTAAAGTTAGTTAAACCATTTGATGAAATTAGAAATAATTTACCTAAAGATATGAATGGAGAAGATATAGAAGCTATTTGTTTGCAAATGCAAGTTTTAATTGATGAGGTTGCAAATTTAAAATTAAAGAAAACACATAATTCTATTACTGTAGAACAAGTGGTGCGAAGAGTGGACAAAGATAGGTGGTCTGCGTTGGTCTACGCACTATATTATATTGCTCAATTTTTAGAAGGAGAAGTTGATGACTCCGAATATGATTTTGTTTTTTCATATTCTTAAATTACTAATATAATTTTAAGAAAGGAGGATTGCATGTATTGGATGAAAAAAATGAACAGAATGTATATCCTCAAGAATCCAATCAACATCAAATAGAATCTAATTCTCATACTGTAGAGTTAAATAATTATTATGATACAATTAGTTTTATTAGTAATTATTTTTCAGATAATGTATCTGAAGAACAACTTAAACAATATATTCAGTATCCTATGATTTATAATAAACAAATTCGTAATATATCTAAACGTATTTATTCTCTTAATGGATTATATGGCAGGACAGTAGATAAAATGGTTGCCGCCCCAACATTAGATAGTATTATTATTCCTTATGATTCTTCTAATAAAGCAAAAAAACGTGCAAAATATATGGAAAAGTTTTTTAAGAGAATTAATCATAAATTAAGCACAAGAGATGTTTTACATGCATGTTTATCTGAAGGAATGTATGTAGCTATTTTAAGAGATACCAAACATAAAAATAAAAATATTAATACTTCTTTTGTAGAAAATTTAGATAAACTTGAAGGACTTGCATTAACTACAAATGTAATGCTTCAACCTTTGAATAGAGATTATGTGAAGTTTATCGGATTTATGAATGGAGATTATGTTTGTGCTTTTGATATGATGTATTTTGATCAATATAAACATGGTGGGTTAGTTGCAGAGATTAAGAACTATCCCATAGAGTTTATTAAAGCGTATACTGAATATCGCAAAGATGCAAACAAAAGATGGTATATATTAGATCAAAAAACCACTTTCGCTTTTAAATATCGCTCACAAATTGATGAACCATATGGTAGGCCATTAGGATTATCTGCGTTAAATGATATTTTCTTTTCTGAAAGTTATACTGACAGTCAACGTGGAAACTTAAAAGAAAATTCTGGAACTATTAGATGGCTTAAACAACCTATGGGAGAAAAGACTGGACAATGCTCTTTAAATAAAGAACAGCAAAAAAATCAATATGATAATTTTAAAAATGCTGTTTTTGCTAATACACAAAAATCTAATAATAAAATGCAACAAACTACTACACTTGTTTTAGCCCCAGGAACAGAAGTGGGAAAACTTGATACAGATACTACATTTTTGAAAGATACCTTAAATAAAGAAAACTTAGAAGCAATTAGCACAGATTTAGGTTTGGCATTATCTGCTTTAAACGGTATGGGACAAGGAGCAAGTTATAGTTCATTGAGTGTAAATATAAATTTATTACTTGCAGAAGTGTTTCAAATGCTTGAACAGATTGAATGGCAGTATACTAAAATATTAAATAATTTTTTAGAAGTTAAAGAGGATGAATGGACAGAAATACATTATTTAAAGACTTCTATTCTTAATAGAGAAGAAACTTTTGATATTGCTAAAGATTTATATACTAATGCTGGAGGTTCAAGATTATATTTATATGCTGTTGGTACAGGAGATTCTAATATGTATATGAAATTAATGGATTATGAAAAAGAAATGAATTTTGAAGAAATGTATCCTCCTCATATTACTAGTTTTACCGCAAAAGAAAAAGATGATGATGGTGGTAGACCAACAAAATCTGATAGTGATTTAAAAGATGGTGGAGTAGCACAGAAAAGTTATGGAGGAAATAAACAAGAAAGACCAGGAGTTTAAATATAATAAGATAAAATTCTTTAAAGGAGGTGGATAAATTATTGAAAAATTCAATTATAGAAATATCTAAAAAGAAATCTAAAGCAGGTCGTGTTCCAGTCAAGATGATATTACATGAAATTCATAAAAATGATGATGAGTGCAATAAAAATGGTATAACTTGGGTACGTGAATATTGTGAAAACAATATTGATTCTATAAAAGGAATGCAGCTTGTAGCACAGTTTTTAGATCAAGAACATGAAATTCCATTTGGTTCTGGACATGGGAATATGATTGTTGAAGAAAATAAAGTTATTTTTGAAGATAGTCTTGTAGTGGGTTCATTTAAACAAGGTTGTATTGTTGAAAATATAGAGATTAATGGTAAAATTATAGATGCTGTTGTTGGTGAAGGGTATTTATATAATCAACGATTCCCAAAACTTGTAGAATTTTTACAAGAACAATATAATAACAATATTCCAGTAGATGGTTCTGTGGAAATATGTGCAGATGAA